ATGCATCAAGAGTTGCATCGGGGTTCGCCGACCAGTGATTTTATTGTATTGATACCCGTCTTGAATCGTGTAATAGACATGTGTGGCCACTACTCTTTTATACACCGCTTCTCCAACTGCCGACTCTTGCATTTCTTTGATGACAAATTGTTGGCCTTGAAAGATGACAGAAGACTCGTAAGTCACTAAATCATACACAACACTATTTCGAATTGTTTTTCGAATAACAAAACCAACTTCCCACGTTTCGTTCATTTGCCAGTTTTCATAAAAAGACCCCTGATCGTAATCGGTCAGGAGTTCTTCTTGTGTTTCTTCATAATTTCGAATCGTTAACATTGGTTCACCTACTTATAAAGAAATCGGAAATCCCATTCGGATTTCACACGACTGATATTTTGTAATTCCATGTGATTTTCGCCGGGTGCTAATGTAATCACTCCATGGTTCGTATCAATGCCGCAAGAGACCCCATTTTTACGTGGATAGACACTTTCTAGCACTAAAGATTCTCCGTAGCGACGATACAGTGGTGGGTAATAAATAAAACGATCACCGGTGGTTCGATTGAACAAGATAAACTCTCCGTCTGATTCCCCTTCGATTCGAATCGCTAAGTCATGTTCTCTGGGATCGATTGTGAAATCTCCCCCGTTAAAAATAGTAAACCGACTCGTTTCATGGGTATATTGATACTCTTCTGCCACTAAACCTTGTGAAAATTGCCAGTCCTCTTCTAAATTAAAGCTAGACTGAGTACTTGCGATTGATTCCCCATATCCTCGATAAACATAAAAAGAAATACTTCCAGAAACATAAAAATTATTCACTTCAGAGTATTCAATGGTCGGTATTACTTGGTATCTTTTTCCTGGTTCATTGGGATTAATTAAATAAATGGGAGTTTTGTCGATTAAAAGATTTTGGAACTCTGAAATGAACAATGAGCTATCTTCATAAGAGCTTAATTTTTTAACAAAGCTAGTCGAATAAAGAAAACCATCGTATCGCTCATTTAAAATGCGATATCCATTTTCTCCCTCAAACAGTAAATATTCGGGAACTAATTTAGGCGCTTCTCTTCTCAGACCAGAGAGGTTGATTGGAGCAAACGTTTCTAATAGCGATAACCTATTTTCCGATTTGAAAATAATGCAGTCTGTTCTCATAAAACACCTCCAATCCCTTGAGTATATAAAGCAGAACTAAAATTTGCTCCCGATTTTTCATTGATTATCCTTGAAATTTCATCCATATTAATTGTTAACTCTTTTCTTGATATGATTTCAAGTAGTTGAATAATACGTGTTAAATCAATTTTTGAATGGCTCGTTTTGTCACTTGACTGACTATTAGAATTATTTCGTGTAGTTGACCAATGACCGATTTGGCTCATTGCTGTATCGTCAAAAGAAGTCCCTTTTGCATAGCTAGGTAAACTTTCTTTCATCTTGGCAATAGATGGCCATATTTTCGTTCCTCTAGGTAAATCATATAGTGTCCAGTCATCCGGAGAAATACCAAAATGCCCTTGTGGCGTTAAGAATGGTTCTTTCTTGCCCCCATCACCTAGCCATACTGGCCCACCTTGGAAATAAGGATCACCTGTTGCTCTTCCGGCTACTGGCGGACCAACAAATTCGGTTTGTGTTCTCATAGTTCTAGTGATAACCTCTGGTAAGCTCATAAATCCTTGTACACTTTCTAGAGCCAGTCGAGCTGGTCCACTAGCTTCATCCCTTCCGACCATCCTTTTAGTATCCGGAATAGCATTTCGATTGAACTCATGGATAGAAGTGCTAGCTCCAGTAACTTTATTCAACAAGTCTGTATTATTTCCAAAAAGACTTTTTAAATGAGGTAAAACATTCCTGTTATAGTCTTCAACACTAATAGTCCCGTCTCGAACCTTACCTAAAATGTCCTGATTGTTCGCTAACATCACTTTTATATCAGGATCTAATGCATTCCAAGCATTCATTGAGGTTTCTGATTGAAAAACTTTTTGAAGTAAGTCCGAATTGTGTGCCAAGATATGTTTGTCTTGAACGGATAGTTGATTCCAATAGTTTATCGATTCTTCTGATTGGCTAATTGCAAGTAGCGCTTGTTCATTATCCGCTAATAGTTCTTTTATTTCAGTAGGTAAGTCATTCCAACTTTTTAACGTTTCTTCAGAAGTGGCTAAAATTGTTAGAAACTGACTATTCTCTGCTAGCATTTCCTTCGTTTCATCAGGAATTTGTTGCCAACGGTCATAGGCTTCTTCTGATTCATGAAGCGTTTGTAATAGTTGATAATTTTCCGCATTAAGTGACTTAATTTCAGCTTCGAATTCCTCCCAAAGACCTAAGTCAAACATAGTCTGTGCCATCACTTCGGGTGTATTTGAGTATAAAAACGCAGTTTTGGCTTCAAGGGACATCGCTTCCCAGTTACCAGAACTTTCCAGCGCCTTAAACATCGTCATAGAAAATTCATCTTGCAAGACCGCTTCTTTATCACTCCATGCCATTCCATCCCACCAACCGTTAGCAATCGCTGCTTCACCAATTACTTTTTTAGCATTTGAATCTAAATCTGCTTCATGAACTAGTAATCTCAACTCATTCCATGTTTGAGTATCCGCTGCTGCTTCTCTAACTACTTCAGGTACATTGGATTTTAACTCTCCCGTTTTTTCATCAAATACTAAGCTATTCCAAATTTCAGCTCCTTTACCAAGAGAACGGTTCGCTTCGTCCGCTGTCCAAGCCAATTTCTCAGCATTTCTTGTTGCATTTTCAGCTAAACGCTCACTGGTTTTTTGTGCACTTTCAACAATCTTTTGATTTTGAGTAATCATTGCTTGTGCAGTCGCATCATTTCCTCGAATTAACTGTCCGTTAGCTAGGAATACCTCATTTAATAGTTCAGGATATTTTTCTGTAATAGCTGACATCTGAGCGTCTAGTCCATCGACTGTCGTCTTATTGATTTCATCCCATGCGCCTAAAAATTTCTGTGCAAACTCTCCTTCAAGATTATATCCCATGGCTTCGAGTTGTTTCTCCATCTGCTTACGCATTTCATCAGAATGTTCTGCAGATGCCCGCCGTTGTTCTCCCAAAGCTTGTAACCATGCCTTAGATTGTTCTTTAGTAGCGTTTTCTACATCACCATTCATCGCATCGAGAATATTTTTTTTCTCTTTTGCAGAAATATCCAGTGTATCAACATAGGCTCGTGTCGTATCTTTAGCTAAATCCTGAATAATTTTGGCTTCAGAGATACTTAAATTTCTATCATCTTGTGCCGCTCGAGCTTTAATTTCGCTGATGCGTTGTGTATTCTTCTGAACAATTTCTAAAGAATTCTCTGCTAAAGCAATTTCATCTTGTAACATTTCTTTCATTGCTTGATCAAAATTATCTGGCAATTCTCCAAGTAACCCTTGAAGTCCCTCAATTTTTTTTATTAAAGATCCTTCGATGGATTGTCCAATACTTTCAACACTTGAGACCATTGATTGACTATTCACTTCAAACCCTTGGGCCATCATTCCAAATTGCCCTGAAACGGCTTCGGTATTCGATTTGACACTTGTCAAAGTTTCATGTGTCACTGCACCAACGTCGGTTCCCCATTCACGCGTCCTTCTAGAAGACTCTAAAGCTTCTTTGCCCCACAATTGATAAGCTACAGCTCCTAAGCCGATAGCTCCAACAGCTAGACCTAAAGGTGAAGTTAATAATCCGACTGATTTAGCAAATAATCCAGTTCCTGTTTTGGCTCCTAAAATCGAAGTAGTGAACCAATTCGTTTTATCACCTGTTCTAGTCATTTCTGATGCGAGGGCCACTGTTCCTTCACTAGTGACTGCTAGAGCAGTTGATTTTGCTTTTAAAGTCCCTGTAATTTCACCAATTTTTTTACTAAAACTCCCTATTGTGGAAATCCCATCACCAACATTTTTTATAAATCTTCCTGTTATTGAAGCTGCGGGACCAACAGCTGCAGTGTATAACAATGTTTTCACTATAGTCTCTTGTGTTTCTGGAGAAAGTTCAGAAAATTTTGTCGCCATTTCACCAAGATATTCAATGAAAGGTTTTGAGGCGTTAATTGCACTTCCAAAGGCATCCAGAAAAGGACCACCCATTGTAATGGCTACATCATTTAATTGATTTTTAACTACACCCAGTTTATGAGCTACGGTCTCTTGACGGATAGCATATTCATCAGAAAGTGCTGTTCCCTCATCGTATGCTTGATTCCCCATGCGAATAGAATCAGCAAATAAGTCAGATGCATTGGCTCCCCTTAATAACGCATCTCTTAAACGAACTTCACTGATACCCATATCATCTAAAACTTTGATTGTTGACGTTCCTTGTTCCTCTGCTTTTGATAATCCAACAACAAATTCCATAATTGCCTCAGCTGGATTTTCTTTAAAAAGATTCGCAAATTCGGCATTTGTCATCCCAGCTACATTGGCAAAATCTTCTAAGCTCCCCGCAGCCTTATCTGCTTCCTTATACATATCTTTTAACTCAGCAGAAGTAAAACCCATTCGTTTTGATACATCAGTTAATTCTTTCCCACCATTTCTAATGGCAATAGTCAATTCTTCCCACGAAACATTTTGATCTGCAGCATGACCTTTTAATTCATCAAAAGCGCCTATCCCTTTTTCTGTCGCAAGTTGCATTTCAATCATTACTTTAGAAAATGCAGTACCTCCTGCTTGCGCTTCAATTCCTACAGAAGAAAGTGCCGCCGCAAATCCAAGAATCTCTCCTTCAGTCATACCAACTTGAGTACCTGCTGCAGCTAAGTTCATTGCTAAATTACCAATCTCTGCCTCAGTAGCTGCAAAATTATTACCTAACTCTACTAAAGAAGATCCCAGTTTTCTAAATTCGGTTTGAGGCATACCAGTGATATTCGCTAAACGTGCTAAAGCAAATGCAGCATCCTCAGCGTTAAATACAGTAGTTTCACCTAACATAATCATTGTTTCAGTGAAATCTACTACATTTTGGGTTTCAATGCCTAACTGTCCTGCTGCTTCAGCAACACCTGCAATTTTAGAGTGGCTAGAATGGTATGTACTTGTTAGCCCTCTTATCCCTGACTCTAACTCATCATAGGAATAAACTACTTTTCCTGTGGAATCGATCACTTCCTCGTTAGTTTTCATTACGCTGGCAAAATCTGTTTCCCAATCCATAGCCGCTTTAGTTACTAGCCCAACTCCTGCAGTAATAGGGACAGTTACACCTTTTGTCCAGCTATCCCCAAACCCTTGTATTGATGTTCCTGTTGTGGAAACTTTATCACCAAAATTTTCAAGTGCCTGTCCGCTTTTAGTCCAATTTGATTCACTGATCGCAATTTGTTTGCCTAATTCATTGTGCTGATACACCATCTTTTCTAGTTCTGCAGTTGTTTTATTTACTGCTGCTTCCGCACTCAATAATTGTGTTTTTTGATCTGCAGTTGCTGTGTTAACATCACCAATACCTGCTTTTAATTCTTCATATTTTTTTCGTTGACTTTCTAATTGAGCAGAATAGATATCTACTGCTTTTCCAGTCAATGTATATTGTGCCTTTTGTCCATTCAAATTATTAGAATTATTCTTCCATGATGCTTCGTTCGCTTTCAAAGCATTATCGATAGAGCGCATTTGAGTACTCAAAACACGGGCGCTTTGTTGGAATGGATCAATATTTAAACTAACTGTAGCCGCTAAATTTCCTAAGTTAGAAACCATGCTATTTCCTCCTATACGCTAAGCAAACTTAAAAAGTCTTCGGTCAACTCACTAGTTGACGCTTCGTTATCTAAAACTTCATTAAATAATTCCAAATCTTCTAGCTTCATCATTAATATTTCAGGTAGTTTATAGCCACCTTTTAGTAACGTTTGAATCATTGACTTTATGGACATATATGCTTCTTCTGCAGTTATTGGTTCTTGTTCTTTTTTTTATTGTCTTTTTTATTTCCACCCATAGCACGGACAAGAATATCTGTAATCACATCCGCTTTTTCTATAACTAATCCTGTCATGAGCTGTTCGTCAGTAAACTGCTCATCAAATATTTTAGAAATTGTTTCTAATAGATCCTTTTGCAATTCTTCGTATTTCTCAGGATCTTTCAAAGCTTCTTCATCACTGTAATAAACATCAGCTTTAACTTGATGTTTCATCGCTATTAAATTTTCTCTTAACGTGAAATTTTTTTTAGAAAATGTTCGTTCTTCACCGTTTATCAATAATGTAATTTCCATAGTTTTCTCTCCTTATAAAAAAACAAGAGGCTATTTACGGTTTTTAAACCAGCCTCTTGTTTCTAATTTTTTAAGCCAATGGAGGCTTAGGTAGTCCTAAGAAAACTTTTTCTCTAAATTTAGTCAGATCAAAGTCTTTTGTATCCTCTCGGGCAATTATATGTGTCACTCCATCGTTGCGAGGTTCGAAATTACCTACTACAGAATCCGGTTGGCCTGTAGGCGTTTCGGCACGGGTATTTAAATCTACTCCACTTGGCATAAATTTACCTTTAGTTAAACCAAACCAAACAAATTGACCTGTGTTTAACCTAGAACGGAAAATATGTGCTGTATAAGGAATTTTTAAGTCACTTGTGTAAATCTCCATGCCATCCTCTAGTTTCAATCCATGTAAAACTTCTTTCGCTTCTGATTTTAGGTCAGCATTGCCAATAGTAAGAGCTAACGCCGAGATTCCTCCATCAAGAACTGCCCAAAGACCATCATCGGCTTGGAAGTTACCGGTATTCACTGTTAAAGCTAATTGAGCTGAAGTCATTCCGGGGATACGTACCGGTGTTCCAGAAATCCGATCATCCTCTCCTAAAACAGCAACTTCCCAACGATCTAAGCCAATTTTTACTGTGTTTGCACCATTATTACTCATATTTTTTCCTCCTCGTATCTGTTCTTTCAAATTTTTCTATTTAGGATTCATTTTTCCAATTTACAAATCGATATTTTCTATGATTAATTAATAAAGCGATATCAGAATCTATATATCTTGGATTTTCATTAACTGTGTATCGTGTAAAATTACTTTCTTTTAATATGTCATCGATTCGATTTTTAATCTGATAAGCTTGCGCATCATTTTTACACCAAAAACTAATTTGTGCTCTTTGTTCTTCTGAGTTAGCTGCATCATCAAAATAGTTCCCATCTCCCTCATAAACTGGAGATATTCTGATGAACGGTGCATAATTCGTTTTTCGATAATTTTCTGGAATGACATGTTTCCATATTCCTGATTCAGAAATTGATTCTTCTCTCATCGATTTCAAAAGGCTTAATAGATCTCTATCTTCATTAAGCAATTTAAATATTCTGGTTTCAATATTCATAATTTCAGACCTTCTTTAATCTTGTCTGCATACATGGATAAAACTGGATCACGCGATTCTGTAATTGTCTTTTCTTTAAAATTTTGTGGCCGTTGATTGATTGTGCCACTATCGGGATATTTCACCCTCCAGCCTGTTCCTTTACCGTACCCAATATCTTTTTCAATTTGCCCTTGAGCTCCACCTTTAAACCCGCTAACATGCACATCATTAGACAAACCACCATCATCATACGGTGTATTTTTTTCTAAATTATTAGCGACAATTTCTGCACCTTCATTTACCGCTTCACGAGCAAGTCTTTTATTATTCAATTGTAACTTCTCAATATTTGCTAAAATTTCTTCAATCCCAGATGTCACTCTACCACCTCCACAGTGATCATTAACATGTCTTTAGATCTCCAATCTTCTTCAATATCAATAATTTTATAATCCTGTTCTCTCCACTTAACAAACTGTTCAGAACTTACATCTTTACGAAAACGAATATAAAAAGTTTTTTTACTTCTTCTCTTTTGCAAACTCTCTATTTTTTCGTTCGATCGATCTCTGAATTCTTTTGTCGTTGCTTTGGCAACCTCAGACCAACATGAAAAGAGATCCTTATCATCATTGAAAGGATCTCCCTCATCATTTTGTTTCACTTTTCTAGAGAAAAAAGTAATGCGCTCATTTAATTTACGTGTGATCACTTTGCATCGCCACTTTCACTCGTAATTGATGGATAATATTTTCCACACCATTAGCTAGTTTATGCCTCATACTATCCGAAGATAAGCCCCTGTGTTCATATTCTTCTTTTACTAGCTTCTTAACTGCTAATTGGAATCTAGGTTCCTCCGAAAAGTCAACGGGTTGTTTTGAGGAATCTATAGCATCAATTAATATTAAGGCTGCTGAGTCTAGTAATTCTTTTATCAAATCATCCTCATAATCCATATCCACTTTCAGATAATTTTTTATTTGATCAAATTCCTCATCGCTAATAAGATCAGAATAATTCTTATAAATATTGTTTTTATTCAGTGACATCTTTATTAGTCTTTCTTTTTTTATTGCCTTTCTTATTAGACTCAGTTTTTGAACTTGCTTTACTTCCTTCTGTTTGCAAATCTTCATTCTTTTGTTCATTTACCTTAATTTTAGGCTCTTCAACAACTTCAATATGTTTGGGATATTTCTTATATCGAGCAAGATAATCCTTTTCTAAAGCAAGCTGATCATCAATCTGTAACACTTGATTAGACGAAGGATATTCCTTAACTTTACCTTCAAAATCTAAACGAACATTTTTTAATATTCTAATCTTCATAAGTTATCTCTCCTTGTTTATGGTTTTGGCACTTCTTCAGCTTTATCCCCGTCATAAGATAAAAAGAACCCGGCATTTTTGTCTGCAATTTGGACATCAAATCGTAAAACAGCTTGTAAATATTGCCCGTGGATCTCGTGATTTGCCCAACGGACAGCCAATTGTTTTCGATCAGCAAATAAAATGCCTCGTTTAGGATCACCTAGGAACGCATTAGCTTGTCCTGCTTCTCCCAGTAGCTCGTCACCAACTACAAAGAACGGGTATCCACCAAACGCTTTACCAGAAGCGGAATGAATACTATCTTGCAACATATACCGCCCGTTTCCGTCTTTAATCGTGTCCAAAAAGTTATAGAAAGACTGAGAAGCCACGAATACTTTTCGATATGCCGGGTCAAGGTCCACATTGTAGATTTTTTTGATATCGTCTAGCCCACTTATTGTCTTTTTCGGGAATTTTTTAAATGCTTCACTCATTGCATAATTCGTTGTATTTAAAGAAATTTCCTCATTATTTTCAGCTACAAGATTTACTAGATCCACATCTGCATCGTCAATGGATTCTTGCGACAAAGGAATTGCACCACGATAAGTGACAACTGACCAATCAACATGATCAAAGTCTGGTTTGGTCAACTTAGGATTTTTTTCTAACTCTTCAACAGAATACATACGAGTTGTGGCACGTTTTAAGATTGGATACTTCCCAGAACCTTTTTTCGCTTTATGAATGCGAGCAAATAGTTTTAAGTTAACTACTGTTTGAATTTCACGCGCTGGAATATACGAGATTTCTTCTGAAGTCACTGCTTTTGTATCTTCTTTAATGATTCCATCTACAACTAAATCATTTGCCCGCCAAAATCTTTCAGGAACCAATGCTTCATCCTTTTCAATCATAGTTAAGCCATCTGTTTGCGCACCTTTTGTCCGGATAAATGTATTTAAAGCCTCTCTGTACTCTTGGTCTTGAGAAGTTCCACGCGTTCCTCCCTCAACTTTCTTAGAGTTACCTTTTTTTTGCTCCTCATAAAGCGCCAAGGTTTCTCGCAATTCAGTTAATTCTGCTTTTGCCAAATCACGTTTCACTTTTTTCGCTTTTGCTTCTTTAATCTTTTCCTCGCTTGCATCACCTTCCAAAAGTGATCGCATTTCAGTTGCAAGTTGTTCTTGTTCTGCCTCTCCGGCAATAATTTTTTCACGCAATTCTTTGATTTTTTCTTCAAACATTTGATTTCCTCCTATAATTTGCATAAAAAATAGCCATTCAAAGAAGAATGACTAGATTTATAATGTTTTTAAAAGCTCTTCTTTCTCCAGATCAAATAACATACGCTTTGCTTCGTGTTTCCGTGGATGTTTGTGCAGCTCTTCAACCATTTGTTTGCTTCTTTCCCCAACTACTGCTTCTGTATCTGGATAAGCAGGTGTAGTTACTACCGACACATCATAAAGATGATCAATCTTATGGACCAACCGTTCATAAATTCCTGTTTCTTTGTTCTCTCTCCAGCTTTCAGCGCCTTCCTGATCTGGAATAGTAAAAGCAAACGAACACTGATTGATTACACCGGATCGGATATTTTCAATCAAATCTTTAGATAAAGTCGTATTTGTTGGTGTAATTCGAAATTTCAAACCAATATTGTCAATATTCAACTCAAGATTAGCGCCAGTTCTTCCTAAAATTTGAGATTGATCGTGATTAAACAAGGCAACAACATTATTTGTGTCCGCCTCATCTAAACAGCCTGGTTCCAATTTTTCTCGAAATGGATAATACCAACCTAAAGTATCGGACCAACGGTCGAATTTTAATGCGTATCCTTCGATCACTTCGACTTCATTCTCCAACTTTCTCAATTCTAGTTTGGTCGTTCTCTGACGAATCTCCGCTTTGTTCATCATAGTCGTCCCCCTTTCTTTTACGTTTATTGTTCTGATCCAACTGATATTTTTCTGCTAAGTCCGACCACACATAGTTTAAACTGAATTTTCTTCTTTGCATGTCAGGATCTCCACTTGCTGATATCCCCATGAGATTTAATGCTTGATCGCCTGTCACTAAACCACCGTTGTAAAGCCTCATAACATCTTCTGGCATTAAACCAGTGACTGACCTTGTATCAAAATTAAGAATAAATTTCTTGCGTTCTTTTTGTTCCAACAGTTTCAACTGAAACTCTGAAGTGATTGCATTAAAATAATATGGTAGATCATTCAAAATGTAATCATCATTTAGTTGCTTGACTGATTGGTTAGGGTTAGTAATCGCTAGCTTATGAGCTGGAACCCTTAAACATTTTGCAATTTGTGCTGTAGAATAGTTGTTTGAATTGATCAGAGATAAGACATTTGTGTCTATTTCAAGAGGTGTATATTCCATAGTTGAATCCATGACAATCGGACTTCCACCGGTCGCACCTTCTCTAGATATTTCAAACTCTTGTCGAACAGATTTTCTTGCTTTACCAGATAATTGTGAACCTTTCATTGTCAATATTCCACTTGAAAAGCCATCACGAAAGAATTTCAACAACGTTGAGATTCCTGATTCTTGCAAGCTGATCTCATTTCTGAGTGAAAGCAACGGCGACCGTCCATAAACGGCATCACTACTGAAAAACTTCCAGTGAATTACATCTTCTGGATCACAACGGATCTCCCTGTTCCCTTGCAAAGGGTAGAAAATATAGGATCGAGAAGTATAATCATCACCCTCTACGATCGACACTGCGGATGGAGGATAAAATTCAAATTCAAGAGCTTTTTTTGTTTTTGGGTCACGTAAAATTCTTGAATAGGCATTGCCACACAAGATTGCATTAACAACCATAGCAAATTTCCATGCATGGGCTGTTGCTTCTTTAGTCGATTTAACATTCATCAAATAATTTAAATCTTCATCCTGAGTAATTCCACCATCTAAGTCCTGCTTAATGATTGGAAATCGTGCAATATCTCCTGCAATAATCATGACAGCTGTCAATACATCAGAATTTTTTAATGCTCTGATACCCGTATAAGATTGAGAAATCGTTTGACTATCGTAGATAAGTGCATCAATCTGCGCCTCTTTTGATCCTAAAGGCTGAAAAAAAGCCACATCATCACCCCCTTTCTAAAATTCTTTCATCCCAATCTCTTATCTATTAATATACTGGTAAAAACAAAGCACACACCTAATGTTAGCCAGCCTACTATTGCTGAGTATAAAAAAGCTGCCACTGCAATAAAAGCAATGCCAACAATTAACAATATAGTATGAATATTTGTAAGTAACACATTGAAGAACTTTATCATTTTGAGCCTCCTAGTTAAAAACCAAAATCACCGCCAAGTATTTTTTCATCTGTCCAATATCCCCCTGACTGAAACTCTGTATAGCACATAGCGTATGCATCTAAAAGTGCGTCTATCGGATCAATCTTGTTACTATTTTTGTTTTTATCAATACGCATACCATTATTATCTACTTTTGTAATAGCGTTATAAATAGCAGCTGTTAGCAATTCATTTCCAGAATGCCTAATTTTCAGATTAATAACATCATCTCTGAACTGTTTTGTAGGCATATTCAATACAAGACTCGTTTGTCGTACTTCCGCCTGCAACCATTCCGGATGATTTTTTTCAATAAGCGTTAAAATGTGACCATATTGATGAGGATCAAAAGCAATGCATTGGACATCTAAATCATTTTCATAAATAAATTGCTCTAGCCATTCATATGTTTCGTCATAATCGATAACTCCACTTTCTAAATCTGTAATTTTACATTCGTTTTTCATTTGTAGATTTGTATAACTAATGCCATCTCTCTTTTCTTTCGTAGCCAATCCGTATTTGGTCGCTATAAAAGAAAAACTATCTACATAAAAGTAGTCTCCCATATGAACTACCCATGAAATACTAAACAAATCACTTGTTCGACCTACATCGATCCCAAACCAAACTTTTTTACCTTTGATATCAGGTTTATCAATTAAAGCTTTTTTCCAATGATCTGCTGATAAATATGCTTCATCGCTTGATTGAGACCACATATTAAAATTCTTGACCATAATTTTTATAGTTGTTCCTTTTTCCTTCCCTGCTTTCCACCTTTTTTTTAAATTGGTCATCATTTTTTCATGAAGTGCCGACACAGACAAAATGGGGTTGCTTTTAATATACATCTCTGGCTGCTCTAGCTCTTTAATTGATTCTTGTTCTGCTATATAAATAAATTGCTCCTCATCTTCTAGTGTTTCTTCTAGTATGTCTTTCATACGTGGGTATTCAACTCTATACATGGGGACATTTAAATTAAAATTGGCGGTAGAAATAATTAAAATTAACGGATTATCTAATTGTCCTTGACCTGATTCAATCAATTCCATCATTTCATCTGTTTTTGATGCTCCATACTCATCAAACACTCCAATATAAGGTTCAAATCCATCAATTGCACCTGTTTCTTTAGAAAGAACAGTAATGTATGATTCATCTCTTAGATTTTTAAGAAACTCTCGAACACGTTTAGTTGCTTTTCTAATATCAGGATATTTAGATCTTAAAGCATCTAATTGCTTCCTTGCCATGTCAAATGCAATACTCGCTTGTTTTTTATCATTAGCAGTACAAAATATTTGCCTACTTAATGCGGGATTTTTAGCAAATAAAAATTCGTACAGAACAATACCAGCTATCAATATAGTCTTCCCATTCTTTCTGGCAACACTTATAAAAGCTTTCTTAAAACGACGTATTGTTCGATTATTCTTGCTACGCCAACCATAGATACTACCGATAATGAATCTTTGAAAATCAGCTAATGGATATGTTTTTCCAGTTTTCACATCTGGTAACATTTCTAAAAATTCTATTGCTTTTGCGGCTTCGACAGGATCATAGTTATACTTCCAACTCAACTTGGGAATTTTTAGTAAATCTTTTAGATGACGAATACATGCATCATAAACTTTCTTACAGGAGATAATCTTTCGCTCAACGATTAAGACAGCATAAGCATATGTATCATCTCTTAACTTATTTGGAATTCTTTGATAATCAATCAATATGCTGCCCCCACTTTCTAATATATTGATTTAAAGATTTAACCATATTTATCAAATATTGTTTGTTTATTTTCTTCTTTTTTAGGTAGATATAAACGAAGACGACTATCAACAGTCAATCCCAACTCACTAGCTGTAGATTTAATGTTTTTAGTCGCCTTTTCCATTGTTTTTATGACTGGGTTTTCTTCATAAGTGCCATCATTTTTTTTTATAAAACTACCGTGCTCATTTAATTTTTTACTTGCTTCTTTAAATATTGAATACCAAACACAGTAATTTTCTAAAATAGCTCTATCTAAGTTTCTAAGTGGTAACTTTTGAATATCTTCTATTACTCTTTTATACTCTTGCTTTGCTATTGGATTCATGTGATTTGGTGGCGTAACTTGCATCGCTAAAAATCCATCTCCTGAGAGCTTTTCTGCAGTTTTTCTACTTGCTTTTTCTTCTTTAGTTAAATGTTTTTTGTTGTTATCTAAAAGCGATATTTTTCTTCCCATTTTTATCACCTCAAAAATTTTTCAAAAGGGAATTTTGGTCACGGAATAGAGGGCGTTCTTCTCGTCCCCCACAAACGTACCCCTATTTAATTTTTGTGGGGGTATGCTCGCCAAAGAAGGTGTATATATGAAACAATTCCCCACTCCACATCCAAACTATTAACCAAATGTTTCTTTGTCTTTTTTAGTTTTAATTGAATGACAAGCTTCACACAATGGTTGTAAGTTATTTATATCCAATCTTTTATCCCAGTCTACTTTTACAGGAATGATATGATCAGTAAGTACAGCATCATTTCCACAGTTTCGACATACATAATAATGTTCGTTTAAAACTTGTTTACTCAGCTTTCTCCATGCAGCCGAATTATAGAAACGTTTGATTTCTTTTTGGTATCTCCATCTATCTTTATTATCTGCACGATACTTATCTTGTCTGGTTGCGTAATCAATTAATACTCTCTTACCATCTACAAATGTTAGTTTTTTAGGTCTTGTCATTTTCATACACTTCTTTGCTGTAGACTGATAACATTGCTTTCATAATTGTTAATTTACCATCTACACCTAGCTTATCCGTATCAATAAAGAATTTTTCTTGCAGCATCAATTTATTCTGTGGCGTATTTAATGCTCTATCCACTAAGTAATAAGCGAGTGAACAAGTTTCCATAACAGATAGTCCATACGCACTAATAATTGATGAGAATGTTTCAGCAATTTTATCCATATCTTTTTCTTCTCTTAACTTTTCGATCAACTTAATGTATTCATTACTTTCTTTCATCTGACATACCTCCTTATGTTCTTCTGAATGTTCTCATCGTTCCATACTCCATGACCACAATAGCGAAGCTTGCAACCATCAATTTCGATGGGTGTGGCCTCTCGAACCATTTCAATAATTGAGTAGCTATTCTTAATCTGAATGGACAATACAATTCGTGGTGGATCATCTCGGCTAGGTTGCGGATATCTATTTGATAGTGAAATGTACCAGTAGTTATTCATGCTATGTCCTCCTTTATGTACAAAGTAAAAAGCCACTTACAATAAGTGACTTAGCTAGTATATTTATTTACCCAACTTTACCTTTTCCCATTCATTTTTATAGTAATCTCTTAGCAGTTCGATTAATTTGTTTACTTTTACTGCTACATCATCTCTCATTTTTAACGTAAGTTTAATGTTTCTTTCAATCATATCTGAAGAGTCAAATTGTAACCAGCCACTTGTTAAAGAATATTTCCTTAGATCTTCGTTTATCTCTTCGGCTAGATTTACTATTCTATTATTTTCTTCATTGTTGCTAAAGTTTAGTTTTACTAACATAAATGCTTTTTTCAGAATTTCCATGGTGCTATTTAACTCTTCAACTCTATTATTCATTTCTATATTAAATTTTGGTTTGTCTTTAAGTTCCCATTCTTCATATAACTCTTTGTATTTCTTTCTATCTGCTTGTGGTATGTTTTTATTTTCACTCATAGCCTTACTAAACTCGGATCTGGCATTATATTCATTAAATTGCTTGGCCTTCTGAGAAAACATAACATATAAGCTTGTTAACTTTAGAGAGGTATTTAAAAATAATGTTGTGATTTCTTTTGTGTTATCAATCCAATGCATTCTTGATTTAGAAATAATATCGGCATCAATCTTTTTCTGTTCTAATATATTTTGCTTTATTCCCATTTGTTTTGTATTCAGATAACTTAATAAAGAAAAAATGAACGATACCACCGCACCAACTGCGGCAACAATTGCTGCGACACTTGACCAAATAAAATCTCCATTGATATCGTAGAAGATACTTAGAATCATCTTACATCCTCCAATATTTTTAGTTTAATTATCCTCTAACTATCAATATCTTTCAACATAAGATTTGCTTCAATTACTATTTATAAATCGGAACTTTATTCAACTTGAGTTATCCTAATCAGATGTTTATACATCCATTTTTTATCCTTTGAATAAAATAAAAAACCACTCAAAGAGTGATCTAATATGTACTAACAACCTACCTCACCTTTCGGCCCCAAATCCTCGACTATCCCTCGGTTGCAATATCGCTGGCAAGGATTTGCACCTTGCAAGTTGCATCTAAATACTTAGATGAGCCTTACCTATTCAGCCACAGCGATGTAATAGACAGGCAGTAACTTTGTTGAAACAAACAAAGAGTCGTTTATTTTTAGCTACTGCCAATCAAAATTCAAATAACAACTATAGAGAAAACGAACTATTTTTTTGGTTTGATTTATTTTTTGTGTAGTTGTTATTCGAATGTTTGTCGATTTCCTGTTCTTTCGACACTAATAGAATATCATGCTGTCGGCAATGGTTACATAAGCCGGATGAGTGAACATCTGGTGAACATTGTTATTTTAGAATAATGATAGTTGCTCCTCATAGTCATCGCTGTTGTAGTATTCTATTTCATTTTCTTTCTTCAATCGCTCTTCTTGTCTCAGCTCGTATTCATCTAGGAACTTCAAAGTCTTTCTAATCTCTGAATGTCGTTTTCTAATATGTGACTCGCTATAGCGTAGCTCCTCCGCTATATCCTCAAGCTTCATATCGTCCACGTATTTCATCTTAACGATCTGATTATCTATCCCAGAAAAGCTATCAATGATCAATAGCATCTCTTCCTTTTGCTCTTGTAGTAATGATAGCTCATTCTCTATCTTTTGAATGTTTTCTTCTAGCGATGACGATCTAGAATTTTTTTCTATACGGACGCTTGCTAAATCTCCACTTACCCATCTAGTCAGCTCAAGCTTGCTTTTGTTTAGATTCCATTTTAGATACAGAATCTGCTCATTAAGCTCTTGGTAATCTTTTAACCATTGAAACCTCACAAACGCCACCCCTTATGGTAAAATAGTTTTGCGGTGCTATCTCATTTGAGATGGCTTTTTTTGTTGCTTTAGCTATTTTATGTGTGCTAATCTTTTTAAATAGCGAGGTTACGCTCGCTATCCATATACATGTTGAGCTGTCTGGCGGAAAACAGATGGCTCACTATTTCAATATTCTGCTAAGGACAGCCAGTGGTCGGCTGTCTTTTTTGTTTACAAATCTTTTCAAAGTTTTATTTGAAATATTTTCCTGTTTTATCCTTATAATTTCATTCTTCTAAAAAAGGAAAATGCTATTATCGTTATCGTGGGGGAACAGGAGTGAGTTGTTTGATAAATTTGAGCGTGCTTTTGTTTTTGATTCCTTTTTTTATTTTTATTGTTGTTTTCCTATTCTTCCATAATTGGAAAAAATATGACATCATACTTCTTCTATCTTCTTTACCTTCGATTTTCTTTATCTTAAAAATTGCACTGTATCCATTAACGGATCCTATTCGCTTGTTTAATCTCTATTTGACAGGTTTAATAATCACATCTATCTTCCACATAATTGTTCATTTGATCATTTATAGAAGAATGTAATTTGCCAACCGAAAGTGTTGGCTTTTTTTGTTATCCACAGTATCCACAGGTTTATACACAATATATTGTAGGAACTTATTTTCGCATACTATATATTGTATTTATTATAGAACTTCCATATCCACTAATCGAGAAACTACAACATTCGATTTGCTCTTCGCTAGTTCTTTGTCACAATCCATCGTATTCTCAATACGAATAATTGCTGAATGATTGTACACACGTTCTACATACCCTCTAATTGGATAAATGAACTCTTCCGCTGTGCAACGAACCATATCACCGACTTTAATTTCTGATTCCACTTGCTTTATAGGATTTTTAGTTGGTAGATCCATCAGCAAGCCACCAATTCCATAAGCATCAGTGTAAAATCCGTCTTTTAGTTTCATTATCCATCCTCCATACTCTCAAAAATAGCAATAGCTTTTTCTATGCCTTTTCGCTCTTCGCCAGTAGCGCATGCGTATAGATAGCTTCTTAATCGACGAATGGCTTTACTGATCGATATTCGTTTCATTTGCTAATCTTTTTAGTAGTCAAAATCATTGGCTCTGGCATAATCTGATCATCTTTCAAAAATTCATTTGAGTAATGCTTTCGTAGCTTTTTGTTATTGGTAAATGTTTTCAGCAACCACTGACTTGCTTCGCTTTTGTCCTTGCCAGTGAAATAAATTTTTCCAGTTTGTATTCCTGCAACTTGAATCATCCTGTTCACCTCAAATCATTTTTTCGTTGATTAAATGGATCAGCAACAAACTGATATCAATAATCTTTTGATCCATTATTTCAGCGACTACACTTGGTTTCACTCCTTGAGAGAAGAGCAAGCGGGCTTGCTCTATCTCTTCATCCGTCCACGTGAATTTTGCATTCTCAAGGATGATATTGTATTCTTTCAAACGCATTATTCTTCAGGGAAAATGATGTCATCTTTTGATTTGGACCAGCTATCCGCAAATGGCGCAAAGTATTGTCTAGCTAATTCGATTTGATCGATTAAAGCAGTCTCAGACAATTCATGATCAGCTGCAATTTCATTCAGGTTGTCGCCTTCCTCCAAACGAATTAGAACGTCTCTAATATTCACAGTTACATTCTCAGGTAGTTGCAGGGTTGTAGCCTTTTTAATAAATTCATCGATTGTTTCTTTTGAAACAAGAATTTTCACGTTTTCAACTTCTTCTACATCGTCGCCCACATCAAGTGAAGTCTGCTCTTCTTTTTTGATTTCAGTTGTACCATCTGCATGAACAACATACTCAATGTTCGGTTTCTTGGTTTGCTTATTTACTGGCACAGTGTATTCGATTGTTTCTGGTTGGATCACAACTGTCACAGTTGATCCTAAAAACTCTGTCAGGTTTTCTGTACTCCCTCTAAGAGATCCGTTGCTAACAACTAGTAGCACTTCTGTGTTCCCATTTGATTTTGAAGTTACTTTCTTTAATTCAGGTCTGAAATTTACTTGTTTTGTCATTTTATTTTCCTGCTTTCTTTGATATGATTTTTATTAAGGAGTTGAAATTATATGACTAGTGAAAAAATAGTTAAGATGGAAATTTTTTTCGTAATACTAAATGCAAGATTCAGGATTCTAAGCTTTTTTCCAAGTTCTTCAATAAACAAACAGATTCATTGAAAACAAATAGATTCCTAAAAAGAGTGGCTAATGGGGTATACAATCAAGATAAGAAAACTGGAAAAGCTTATATGCATCTAGATGACGATTCATCTATTGTTGAACTGGCAATTAGAAAAGGTTATGTCCGAGGAATTGAATTTGATTCATCATCATACAACTGTGTAGGAGAACTAATAGTGACTTCTCCATCAGTTACGGAAGAAGGGGAACATTTCCTAAGAAATCATAGCTTCTTTACTAGACATCCTTTTTTTGAAAAAATTGTAATTGCATCAGTATCGTCTATCATTACTATATTGATAGGGCACTTTTCAAAATAATTTATACTTTTAGAAGCTTCTCATTGGAGCTTCTTTTTTCTCCGTTCTGATTGTCTTTTTCGTTGCTGTCTTGCCGATTCAAAGCAATCGACTTCAATAAACTTATTTATTTTCGAGTCAAACTTTGCAAAGATGACTGGAAAACCATAGCGATGAGCAAACATCTTCATTTTCAACATGGAGATTGCATCTTGATACCCTTTGACATCAATCACTTTTTTCACTTGGCCATTCTCATAAATCACAAAATCTGCTCGATAATAAATCGGTGCAATCTTACGATCATTGCATAGATAACCTTCTTGCAGCAGAACATTTTCTTGCATGGCACAGTATGTCTCAGATAATGGCATGAAGCTCATACCATTTCGTTTTAACTTCATGTAATAACGTGCTTCTGCTTTTGAATCAAACATGATGCCGTCTACTTCGTACTTTTTGTTTCCGTATTTGCTTCTTGTTGCCATTGGCTATGCTCCTTTTTTAATCTGGCGATGCGGTCTTTCACTTTCTCACCATTCCTATTACACACCGGACAAGGTTCGCAAGTTGACCAACCAAGTGATGTCTTGTACCAAATCATCAGTTCATCATTACATCTTAAACAAGTCATTTTGCACCTCTCATCCAATCTTGATTGTTTTTCTTTGGTGTCACTTCTTTCTGAGCAACTACGACTTTAGTTTTTGCATGCTTCCGCTCACGCTTAATTGTCTTGAATATTTCGCCACCACATGTACTCGCAACTAGTTCAGCAGTTTCGTAGCTCTCGTGGTGATGTGCTTGCTCTGCTGAAATGACACCTTTTCCATTTTTGTCTAAGTAACACATTTTCTTTACTACAAATGTCACACTGGATTCCTCCTCTTGTCTTCGGTATTTTTGAATACTGCAATGTTCCCTTTCGTCCCATTCATTACACGAGAGAACACACGCTCGCCGTATGCATGTTTTAATTGTTTTGACGATAAATTAGTCGTGAAGATAGTAGCTTTGCTTAAACGAGCTTCTGTGAGCGATGTAAGCACATCGACATCATAAGAAGTTGCTTGATTGTTTTCCTCCATTCGTCCAAGTTCAGCCCCTAAATCGTCAATCACGACAAAATCAGATTTTTTTATTTCAGCCATCAATGAACCTGTGATCGCTTTTCGTGCTTCTGGATCATTCATTGCAAACTTTAATTGCTCGAGTAACTCTCGATAACTGATAAACGAACAAGATATTTTGTAATTTGATTTTTTCATCACTTCTTGAATCACTGCAGCACCTAAGTGTGTTTTACCCGAACCTGGTCTACCAGTAATCACTGCATGAATTGTGCTACCGTCTACAATTTTTGTAGCCCATTCTTGAGCCATCTGTTTCGCTTGAAAAGTTTCTGCATCAACAGTTTTGTAATTATCGAAATTAAATGTCCAAATGTCATCATCTGTTACCATCGAGCTATTCAACATTCGGTTGATTGCATCTTTTTTCTTCGCCTCATTTGCTTTCAAAATAGCTTGTTTCTGATTCTTCGAAACCATTTCCCGATAGCCACAAGATTTGTTAATGCAAGTCGGTCCACATCGATCCGTGCCATCTTTGTTCTTCGCTTTCCAAACATATAAGTGATCACTGCAATTGGGACATTTAGTTTCTGTGATAGCTAGTCCACCATATTGCGCTGCCATTGCACTTAGTTTTTTGTCCATTACCATTCCTCACCTGTTTCTGGTAACTCATCATTAGAAATATTCTGTTGCTTTCGTTTATCTTTTTGAGCCGTCATCTTGCTAAAATGTTTCCGCAGACTAGCGGGTGATAGAATCACAGTAGACCAGAAATCATGACTTGTTGCCCAAACGATCATGTCTTGAACTTCTTTTCCGGTCCGTTTATCTGATTCAATAGTCAAGCGAATTGTATTCGCCCACTTATCTAAATCTGGTTCTTTGATGTTTTGATTTTTTCGAATGAGTTTTAATAAAAGAATCGCTAATTTTTTATTTGGATCATCGTCTGCATACACTCGTGATTTTCGAGTGTTGCGAGGACTATTATTATTATTCTTTACATTCTTATCATTCTTTACATTCTTGTTAGTTGTTAGTTGCTTGTTGGTTGCTTGTTGGTTGCTTGTGAGTTCCTTTGTTAGGTCATTGTCTTTTGATTGGTAAACCTCCCAATTAACAATGGTTATAAGCCTATTTTTGTTTGTTGGTACATTTGTTAGAAATTCATATTTTTCGAATCTCTTTAGAGCAGTCCTGACATTCTGCATCGAGATGCCTTTACCACATTTCTTTCGAATGCTTTCAAGCGAGGTGACGAATTGACCCGGATTTGCTTTGTAAGGCTCCCCTTGCCATTCCCACTCTCGTTCTTCGTGATTAGCCATTGAAAGAAGAGTAATCAAGATCACTTTTTGTTCAGGTGTAGACTCTTGCCAAATCGGTTTTGCGAGTAGTTGGCGATAAAGCTTTATCCATCCTCCGGTCATTTTTTCACCACCGCTCTATAAATCGTCCATGCTGGTGAATTCAGTAATTAAAAGGTTACCTCTGCAATACTCACATGTGCCGCAAGGTGTCGGCCTTTCTTCGCCATTTTTCACTTTGACAATTCTTTCAATATTTTCTTTTAGCATGATTAGCTCGTAGCTCATCTTATCTTGATCAATGGTTATCAACCTTGCCTCGCTAGGCGTTTGCTTCGATACCGCAGCGATGATTGGCATAAACGTCTTTCCATATTGCTGTAAAAGAAGCTCTTGATAGATTGCCATTTGAAGCGCATATCCAAAGTTAACGATAAACGTTTCTCTTGATCCGTAATTTTCGTTCCACTTGCGTTCATGCATATCCTTCGTTGTTTTGATATCAACGAAATACCCTTCTTCGACATTCAGACAATCGATTTTACCTTTCCATGTCGTCCCAAATAATTCGCCAGTTACAATTGTTTCTTTCTCGCCTTGATAAATATTTATGAACGCTTCTTCTTTTTTCAATCGCTCAATCATTTGTTCGGCGATTTGGAAATCTTTCAATAGTCCAAAAGGCTTGCGACTAGAAAACATCTTTGATTTATTTTCTTCTTTGAATGCTTCGTGTACCTCTTTTGATTCAAAATACGAATGCACGTAATTCCCAACTAACAAAGCTTTAGGATCAGATATCGGTTGCCAATCGCCTTTGAGTTTTGCTAATGCCGCCGCTTCGCAATTCAAAAACAATTTATATTGTGATGTTGACATGTACTGCCAGTCAGCTTCATTTGAATAGTAATTCTCATCAGAAAGGATAGTCATCGTCGTCGAAGTCAGCCACATCGTCTACACCTTCCTCGCGTCCGAAATTTGGAACATCTAATAATTCTTCTTGAATTGGTTCGTTAACTGCTTCTTTTATGATTGGATGAGCTTGTTCGATTTCTGGATGACCAGGTACGTTCGCAATACGAGTATTTTCATCTTGGAAATCGGCAGGGATCACAACGTCTTCTGCTTCTCTTTGAATTGGTTCAACCTTTTTGTTAGAGAATAGCTTCTCTTCAAGCGCTACAACTTGTTTTGGCTGTGGTGTAACATCTTTACGTTCATCATCAAACTCGTTTTCTAAAGTATCTTTTGCTACTTGAACTAATAAATCATTGTCGTTACTTGTGTTGATCAATGATTTAGCTGCTCGATTGATTACCGTTCGTTTAGCCATCTCCTCCGGAAATTCTTTTTGAGGTCCTGAACCTTTCATTTTAGATTTCGCCCAACTTTGATCGATTTGTTTTTTCGTCATGACTGTCGTAATTTCTTTGCCATTCGCTAACTTGATAACTACATAAGCAGCCACAATTTCATTGTCTAAATTCTCAAACTTCGTTTCGTGTTTAGTGACAACCATGTTTGGTCCATTCATGCCAACTTGAAAATCATCACCTTGTCGCACTACTACAGGCGTAATATCAGCTCCGCCAGTCACACGGTCAAGAACTGCCATAGTTCCAAAATACGAACGCATCAGCTGAACCTTGTTTCCATATTTGATGAAATAGCATTGTTTTTTCGCCGGAGATAACCCTTGAATGACCATATCTAGAAGCGCATTAGAAATCGATGTTTTCATTTCCTGATTAGTTGCCGCCATCTGTAACAGATTTCCGCCTGTATTATTTGTCAGTTCAAAAAAAGCACTCTTCAAAGCATTTTGTGGACTATATCCTGGTGGCATTTCTAAGCCTTGTTCTCGAAGCCTTTCTAGGTTTCCAATCACCTGTTCATCTAGTGAGCGTTGTGTTGTCTGTGTTAAATCATTTGCCATATTTATTTCCCTCCCAGTTCAATTTTTGGAAAATGTTGTTGAACGTATTCCAGAATGTCCTCTTCTTGTACACAGCCATCTTCAGTTAAATAGCAGACATCGCCTTGATGCAAAGGATTGTCTTGCCAATCTGTGGCTACTGGCTTACTCGTTTCTGGTTGTTGTTTTGCTCCCAATGAATCAAAATCTTTCATCACGAACCTCCTAAAATTCCCAAAATAGTTTCAACGTGTCATTGTCTTGTTCAATGCTAGAAATGCCTTCTGTTTCCAATGCCGCTAAAAATGTAGGTGTTAGTCCTTTTGAGCGGATCGTGCAACTCGTTTGACCATAACTTGCAGCAGTCAAAATCTTTTCTTGGATGTCTTGTTGAGCTTTGTTCATCATTGCTTCGAAGACTTCATCGCCTAAACCTTTAACGGAGATCATTTGCGGGCACCTCTTATTTCTTTAGCTAGTTCTTCGAAAAAGCCGATAAAGTCATCAAATATTTTTTCTGCATCCTCGTCAGTCATTTCTTGTTCAATGCCGAATTTCTCACAAAGATTTCGATGTCCCGTACAATCGCAATCGCTCTGTTGCAGTACTTTTTCCATTTGTTCGTATTGTTCTAGAACTCCTATACCTGTCAACAATTCGTGACCACCTTGGGCGATAGCTATGTTTCCTTCTGAATCTACGATGCTTAGTGACATACCTGCATTTTCTGTTTTTAGCTCATCTGCTAACTCTTTAATTAAATTTTTGATTTTTTCATTCATTGTGATAAAATCTCCTTGTAATTAGTATTTTTCAGGACACGATCATGCTTGCCGGCGGTCGTGTCTTTTTTAGTGTGTACATCAAATCATCACTTTCCATAAAATGGCAAAAACAACTGACAATAAAATGATGTTTAAAACTAAACTGATATAGCAAAGTACTTGTAATTGACGTACTCGATGGACTGGATGCTTTTTTTCAGTTAGTGCGGCTAAGAGTATTTTGTCGTTTGATCGTTCTGTAAATGACTTTCTTATTGGCATTATTCAGCCCTCCTAATCTTTTAGAATTTCAGAGAAATTTACTTCTAAAAATTCTCTCGTTTTACTTGCTAAAAATAAATAGTTTCCACCAACGCCTTTGGGATATTGAACAAAACCGCCATAATTTACATCTAAAACTTTGCGAAATTTTGGAACATATAAAACATTTTGTTTAAACCACTCTGAACTTCGATTGATTTTTTTTAGAACATCTTTTAAAGACCACCAAACACCAATCTCTGCTTGATCAAGCAGTTCCTCATAATCAAATTTTGATATAACAACGTAATCTTCAGGAATTGGAATTTTTGCGTTTAAATGTTGCATGATCTCACTTCCTTTATTTTTCCTTCCAGACTCCATAATTAATGGAGAAATCCTTCACTACAGACAAATAGATTTGTTTTAATTTCTTATCACTATCAATCACATCTAGTTTGTTTGTCTTATCTCGTTTAGATTTTGAAACACCTTCACCAGCCATACGGTTACGTAAATTGGTTAATCTAGTTTTGAGTGATACCCCAGCTCTACGATCAACTTCTTCATAAATTGCTGTTTGGATTTCTTGGTAAGCTCCGTATCCGCCTTGCGCCTGTGCCATTTTGTTTATCAAGGCACGACAGTCGCTACGCCAATCAGTTGTATTCAACGCCACTATTTCAGTGATATTCTCCATTTGAGTTGCTAAACGCTTTGTCTCTAACTCTTGTTTAGCTACTGCGTTAAATATTCCTTGGAACATTTGAAGTTCTGGACTTAGCTTTGAAGTATCAAGTTGTTTCTGCTTATATACTTTTTCTACTTGAATAAAGTATCGGCGTGCCTGTTTGCCTTTTTCTGATCGTTGAATCATAGAAATTTCTTTTGCCATGTCGAGCTTCATTGCATGATCAATTGTTTCTTGTTTGTTTTTAGGGTGGACAAAAATGTCCGGGGTATAATCGATTCCTTGTTCGAAACCGTATTCCGTCATTCTTGGAAACCATTTTCTATATGGAGTTTCTACTTCCAAAAATTCATGTAGCTCTCTACCACTTACTAACTGTTCATCGTTCTCGTTTGTTGTTACTTCAATTAATTCTTTCATTTGTTCACTCCTTCAAAAACGAATAAAGTAGTTCCTTTATTAGTTATTTTAATTTAAATCTTACGTTTTCTTTCTAAAATAACTAGTAAACTCGTTTCTAGTTCCAAAAAAAATATCAGAAATATTAACGTAATAAATACTCGGGATCATCTGTACATATTTTTGTTTCATTTTGTTTGAATCCTTCTCCCAACTAGCTAAAGTTTGGTAATTAACACTGAATTTCTCAGCAGCTTCTTTTTGAGATAGGCCAGCTAACACTCGGGCCGCTTCTAGTGAGATTCTTTTACTCAATTCATAACCCCCTTTCGTTAACCAAATAATAAACGAGTTTACTCGTTTTGTAAAGTTTTAAATTCGTTTTTTTAATTAAAAAACGCGGTTATTTAAATGTTTAATCGTTGAAAATAACGAGAATATTCGTTATAATCGCATTAACACCAATATTGAAAGGAGTTAATAATTCATGGGAAGACCAACATTAAATAACTTCGAAAAAAAATTACGTGAAGATATATCAAACAATCTTAAAAGAATTACTAAAGGTAAGACTCAGGCACAAATTTCTGAGATTACCGGAATTCCAACTTCTACAATTTCTGGGTATTTTGCAAAAAGATCAACAATCAAAGAAGAAAATTTAATTAAAATTGCCAAGGCATTTAACGTTGATAAATCCGATATTGATCCAAGATATTCGAGAGAATACAATTATTTAAATTTAAAAAAAGAGGTGCTTGACGGATTACAAGAGAACAACGAAAATTTTGTCTCTGAAAAATTTGAAGAGTTAGCCAAAAAAGCAAATGAAACAGGGATGAACTTGACCCGAACCAAGACGGACAGAGGAAAACTCATGTCAATTCTTTCGAGTGATATCCAAGAGTACAACTTTTTTGATACATCAGTTGCTGCGGGAGTTCCCACTTCTGTAGAAGCGTTTGATAAAGATTATATTGAACAAATTGCAATTCCTGACTGCGCTATGGGCAAGTACGCTGGATACCAAGAAATTTTCTTTACAAAAATAAACGGAGATTCAATGAATAACGTAATACCAAACGGTTCGTTGATAGCTGTTAAAAAAATAAATAGTTGTGAAGAGTTAAAGGATGAGGATATAGTTGTTTTTAGCAATGATAATGAGTTCTCTGTCAAAAGATACATTAACGATGAACAGAATAAACGAATAATCTTCAGACCGGATTCAGATAACATCTCATTTACTGATATAGTAGTGAATTATGAAGATACAAAAACTTTGCAGATTTATGGAAAAGTTGTTGTTTATATTGTTCATATGTAGCAAAGAAAAAAAGCCCGTGCTGCAACACGGACTAAAGATCTCATTTCTAAGATCATACAAATAAATTATATCAAAGAAATGAGGGTTCAAATGAAAAAAAGGATTTTATTAGGATTAATTTTCATAATCGGACTAGTTTTAAGTGGTTGCGATAACACAACAAGGCTTACTGATTCACATTCGCAAAAAACAATTGATAGCTTAAAAGCAGAAAATGAAGAAATTAAAGCGAAATTGTCATCCCAGTCAACTAATACTGAAGAGAGTAGCAAACTAGCTGGGGATACTTTCAAAGAAAAAACGTTACCTGTCGTTGGTATTCTGGAATATACAATTTCATCCATAAAAACAGAACAAGTCAAAAACAACCAAAATAATTTTACAAATGCCGAATATAATTTTAGTAGAATAAAGGATTTTCCAGAAACATACTATCGTACAACTATTTCTTACAAACTTAAAAATACAGCGACTGTACCCTTTAATTTATCTACTTATCAAGCTTCGTTGATAGATGGAGATGGTATGGAATACAGTAGAAATGGGACATATTACTTATATGACGAAAACTCCAATTCTCTTGTCCAGCCAGAAACAACAACATCCGGAACTTTTTATTTATTATCTGAAAATAAACCAAATTTAGATACATTTAAACTTAATGTATCTAACCAATCCACTGACGACTACACAGTTGGACCAATTGGAGAAGCTGGAACAACAGAATATAAATAAAAAAAAACGTCCCTCTCCCCGACCAAAGTTTGAGTGACGTGTATAAAAATAAAACCTAAATCAATAGGCTTCTTTACATGTCTATTGTATCAGAGAAAGCGAGCTGATTCAATTATGGCAAGATTTGTAAAACGTGGAAATACTTGGCAATATGAAATTTCATACAAAAATAAAGATGGGAAATTCAAAAAAATGCGGAGGTCTGGTTTCAGGACCAAAAGTGATGCAAAAGCAGAAGCTACTGAGATAGAAAGTCAACTTAACAAAGGATATAATCCGGAGAAAAAAAATACAACTATTTACGAGTATTACGAGAATTGGATCCAACTGTATAAAAAAGGATCAGTATCAGACGTTACATATCGTCGTTATCTGGATAACTTATCAAACATTAAAAAGTACATGCCCTTTGATACTTTGGCAGATATGACTAAACAAAAATATCAAGAAGTATTAAATGAATTTGCTAAAACACACGCAAAGGCAACTACAAAAAGATTCCACACTCACGTGAGATCTGCAATACTTGATGCTTTAGATGAAAAAATTATTTTTACTGATTTCACACGTAATCCAGTGATCAAGGGAGAAAAAGAAGGAAAGAAAGAAGAAGAAAAGTATTTAAACTACGAAGATTTTAAGCGTCTCATGAAAGCCACTGAGAGCCGATTAGACGAGAGATACACATCTCCCTACTTAATTCTCGTGGGTGGAGCTACGGGAGCTAGATTCGCAGAATTGTTGGGTCTGACGTGGGATGACATTGATTTTGACAGTCAAACAATAAATATTAATAAAACTTGGCTACTAAATAAAGGTTTTGGTCCCACTAAAAATAAATCATCCGTGCGAGTAATTGACATTGATACACACACAACTGGAATACTTATGAAGTATGAAAAACAACAAATTGAATTGTTAAAAAGAATGGGAATTAAAAATAGTGATAATCTTGTTTTCTACAATCCTTTAAATGGAATGATTACGTCCAACGCTGTAAATAAAACACTGAAAAAAATTCAACATCAATTATCCATTGAACCCGCTATTACTTTCCATGGGCTTCGCCACACAAACGCTTCTGTATTACTTTATGAAGGAATTGATTTATTATATGTATCAGAACATCTAGGGCATAAAGACATCTCAGTCACACAAGAAGTTTATTCCCATGTATTGGATGAATTGAAGCAAAAGAATAAACCTAAAGTGTCTGCTGTACTTTCTTCTATTTACAACTAAATAATAGCCATTTGGCACAAATTTGGCACAAGAACAAATAAAAACCTCTAGAAATCAACATTTCCAGAGGTTTTTCTACGTCACAGGAGGGATTCGAACCCCCGACCGTCCGCTTAGAAGGCGGATGCTCTATCCAGCTGAGCTACTATGACAACTTTAGCGGAACAAAAATAATTATAGATAAATTAAAAGCTTATGTCAATACAAAATAGTTATTTTATGAAACAAAAATTTTTATCGTACTTTTTTCTTACAGAATGTACTATCAAAATACAGGCACGATTTTCATCTTGTATTTTTTTCTACGATCGACTTGTCATTTTAACATGGAACATGAAAGTCTGTTTCGTTCAACATAGTAAGGCAGAACTTGACTGGATGGATTCCCTACTTTCAACTTCTGCCTTGCTATCAATGAGATCGACTTAGCTACTCGCTTAGCTAGCATTCTTTTGCATCTTTACTAAGAAAATCTGGCAATTATAAGTTGATCGTTTCTGCCTCTTTCGTGATCAAAATCACACCATCACCCAAAGGTAACAACGTAGAGGTCAAATCCGGATGTTCCATGACCACGCGCAGAAATTCATTCAATTTACGATGGATCGCTCGTTTCCCTCTTGGGATCTCTTCATCTGACAGAAGAATCGTCCCTCCTTGAAAAATATCATCAACCATCAAGACGCCGCCTTTTTTCAATACACGAAGGCATTCAGGCAAGAATTCGATATATTTTGATTTTGCACTATCCATAAATATAAAGTCATAAGGACCTGTCAATGTTGGTAAAATATCAGCCGCTTGGCCTTCTAATAATGTCACTCGATCCGTCATCTCTAAACGCTCATACGTTGCTTTCGCTTTTCTGATCATCACATCAAAGCGATCGATCGTCGTCACATGACCTTCTTTTCCAATGACTTGTGCCATCAAACTAGATGAAAAACCAATCGCAGCTCCAATTTCAAGTACTTCTTTTGGTTTGATCTGTCCCAATAAAAACTGCAAAAAGACGACCGTCTCATGAGGGATGATCGGCACTTCCGCCGCATGTGCTTCCTCTTCAACTTTCCCCAATTCTCCAGTTAACTGTTTTTGTTTTGTCCGCATAAAATCCAATAACTCTTCTTTTACAACGGGACGATGCATCATTTCATTACGCATACTTCCCCTCCTCTTCCAAACATTATACGAAGAAACCTATCTTTCGACAAGAGGGAGAAGCTGGTAAATAAAAATATGATTATTGCATGTCAGAAAAAAAATCAGTTTCTTTCTCTCGACGTTGTTTCAGTTCAAGGTAGGTATGCCAAGCTGTAATGGAGGACAAGCACACAGCGATTCCTAAGAATACCCCTTTCATCCAATTGAACGCATGCCGTGAGAACAATAACCCTATGTACGGGATCTTGAATACAGGCGTGCCAATAATATTACGATCTCGTACTGCTTCAACTTCGATTTGCGTTTTTCCATCAGCTTTCGTGTAAAAATACTGGTGTTGATCTTCAATAGCAACGACTCTTCTTGTCACGATATGTTTACCTGAATTTTCATAGTAGGTGATCACATCTCCAACTAAAATCGTATCTTTCTTTCTTTTTTGTACATAGATAAGACTTCCTTCTGCATAAGACGATGCCATCGCTTGATCATCAATGATATGCGGTGTCAGTCCAAATACTCGAGGGAGCAGCACGACACACAAAATGATTGCTAGAAGAACTACTAACGAAATCGAACTAAAAAAAGTTATTTTTTTATAGATAGGCAC